TAAAATTAAAATGAAAAGCCCCCAAAATTAATTGGGGGCCTTTCCAGCAAGTTATTTCTTAAATTAAGAAGCAACCTTAACGTCTTTTACGACTACCCATGCATCTGCCTGCTCAATTTGGGTACCAACACGAGTATACATTGTATATTCGATTGAGTCCTTCTTTGGCCAGAAGAAGCGGTAAACAGTTACATCACGCTTGATACCAATAACAACGTTATTTGGGAATGTCAAGTGGACGTCTCCGTGCTCTCCTGTTGGTGTTGCATATGAACCTGTCTGTGTTTCCTTAAGTAGTGGAACTTCAACAATTGGAATACCAAATGCGAATGGTGCCACATATCCTGCTGGACCACCTAGACCACCCTGGTCTCCACGGATAATGCTTGAAGCAATATCTTGTGGGTTAACGTTCTGGATGTTCTGTGATGTTGAGTACAAGTAGTCTTGAATTAGGTTTGAGCCTGCAAGGAAGCGTAGGTCTGGACGACGTTGCTTGTACTTACGTGGCATAGCCTTTAGTGCCTTGTTGAAGATGTCACGAGACACGTTTGCGCCCGCTCCAGCTACTACACGACCATTTGTCTTTGCAATCTTGACAATACCATCAAATGCCTTGTATAGGTTATCTGAAGATAGCGCTGTGTTACCGTTAAGGACTACATCCTCTAGGTCGTTACCAGCCTGTGTTGCCATAAGTCTTGCAATGTGATCTTCTAGATCAGCACCCTCAATGTTGTCTTCTAGAGACTCAGTTGAAAGTTCCCAATCTAGGCGAAGCTTCTTTGTTGTGAGAGAAATCTTTGAGAACTGTACGGCTGCATTTGAGCCAGTGTTCTCTGCTTCGGATGCAAGCTTCATAAGCTTCTCTCCGACGCCGATACGATCAATCTCTGTAGTGTCAGCTCTCATTCGAACTGTACGTGCTACTTTACCGATTACTGTTGCATCGAACATGTAATCAAGGAATCTTGCGGATTGCTCAGGATTGAGCAAGCCTCCCTTACCCTCGGAACCTACGTGAATTCCGTCGGTAGGGTTTGCTGAGCCTGTCATTCCACCTGTTAGTGTTGTGTTTGCTTCAGCTGCTTTTGCTAATAGTTCATTACTCATTAGTTTTTCACCATACCCTTATTTTGTTAATTCGCTAACGGAACCGAGGAAAGTGCCGTTCCATTTTGATTTTTTGATTGTTGTTACTCCAACTGACCCGCCAAGGTCAGAGGACTTCTTGATTGCAGTGTCTGATTCTACTGCGTCTACTCTTTTTTCAACTGTGTCCATGATGGACTTAATTGAATCAACTGCTGTTGAGAGTTCTGTGTGCTTTTCTGCTAATTCTGAAATTCTCAAATCAACATTCTTGCTAAAAGCTTCGACTGTCTCCTTGATTGTTGAAACCTGAGCAGCGTTTGCCTCAGAGGCCTTTTCCAAAGTCTCTGAGAAGAAACCCTTAAGGTCGCCTAGCATCTTAACAAAATCAGGTGATTCCTGTTCTGTTAGTTCTGCTGATTTTTCCAGAACTTCGGCAGAAGTTACTTCAGCTACAACTTCAGCAGACTCTTGTTCTACTGGTGCAACTTCTTCAATAATTTCTGCAGGTGTTTCTACAACTGCTTCTTCTACTACTGGAGTTGCTTCTGTTACATTAAGCTTTTCCACTTCATTTCCTCCTTCTGCAATTGCCATATTTATGTTTGTGTTGTCAGGCAATGTTTGCAATCTTGATCTACGTGAATCAAGAATCTTCTCTATTTCTTTTCCTTTGTTTACGTCGTTTGATTCTACCCATCCAATGAGTTCTGTTTTTTTACCAGTAACTGGAGATATGTATTCTGATTCTGTTGACATAAATACAGAATCGCTTTCTGCACAATAAAAAATATTTTCCATTTTAACATCTGCTGCGATGCCTTTAAAAATCATTTGTCCATTTACTTTTTCAATAGATAAAATGTTACATAGTTCATTTGCTGGTGAATCAACGATTGATAGTTCAACTAGTGCATAGTCTTTGATAAATCTTACTGATGCTCCTGTTGATTTGTTTACTTCGTTATCTGATTCAATAATCTTTCCGCCGATGGAAAATCCTGTTAGTGTTCCGTCTAGAACCTTTTCCCAAGTATCCTGAGCGCCCTTAGAAATGTATGCATCAACGTAAACACCGTTGTAAAATTCTTTTGTTGCAGGGTCATAAAAAGTTTCTGGTCTAAATGATGCCACCTTGCCAACTGCAAGTGGCTGATGCATTTCTCTTAAGTTACCTCTAAAGCTTTCAAACGCTTTCATGCTAGCTTCTTGGGTAACGACATCACCAGTCTGATCCAGGTTATCTAATGTTGCGAATCCTGAGACTGTTCTTTTTTCTCTATTGACCTTCGTAAATGGAACTGATAAATTAATAGCATTTCCATTAGAAGACCAATGTGACTTTTCTATGATCATATGTTATATATTATAGAGATTGTTGTATCAAAAGGCAAATAAGTAGTTGAGTAGGACTAGTTGACTTGTCTTCCATCTCCCTTTGCATTTCTGCCCTCCCCAGATTTATCTGGAGAATTGGCCGATCTTTCTTGGTCACGTGCTCGGCTTTGATTAGCCTGAGCCTTAACTTCGGCTGCCTGGGCTGCTAAATCTACTGGAACATCCCCGCCGTCCCTTGGGACCATTCCCATTCTAACTCTAATCTCATTTGGAGTTATTACTTGGAATCTAAGATATCTTTCATCAATCTTTGACTGGGTGTCTGCATCTGTAAGACTTAACTCGTTAAATTTAAGCTCTAGCGCATCGGTCATTTCCTGAATAATTTTATTTAATTTCTTTTCTAGATTTTCTTGAGCTGGTCTACAAACTTGCTCTTTAAATGTTTTATCTGCGTCTCTAGCTGCGGCAAGGTTTATGCCTGCTGGGGTACCAATTTTGTTAATTGGAACTCTGTGAGCCATTAGTATTTCATCTCTATTAGACTGGCGGTATATATTAAATGAAGACTCTTGTGATCCCGCCTCAATTGGCTCCATCTTAAACTCAGTCTTTGAATCTGGAGAATCTGGAGGAAGAGGAATATACAGGGACCTATGGTTCTTTCCTCTTAATCCTACCTGAAAAAACTCAAGCAATTTTCTTTCTGACTCTGTAGAAAGCTTTGCTCCTTTTACTGTAATAATATAACGGGGAACCGCTTTATTTTCAAAGTAATCTAAGTTATATTTACCAGCAAATTCGTTTCCTGCCATTGCATTTTGTGCAGCAATAATATCTGGAATTCCATAGTAATTATTCTTAGGGGTGTACTTCTTTAAATGAATTATTTCATTAGGTCTATCTTCTTGGCCAGCAATTGGGTTTACAGTTTCTGTGTCTCCAAAGTTTCTAAAGAATACGGCCTTGCCGTAAAGAAGCTGTATAAAACCGTCTCTAAGGCGTCTGACACGCATTGTTTTGGAAGGTATGTGTCCTATGTACCCTATCTTGCCAGTCGTCGTTCTACCGACCTCCAGATACCCATTACCAGTAGCCTCTATGTCAGTGTAGAACTTTATAAGTGTTTCTTTAAATGTTTCATCTTCGTTGCAATCTTCTAGCCAACGGTGTAAGTCTTGCTTAATTCGATTTAGCTTTTTACGTGCTCTTTCTAATTGCTTTTCATCTTCTATTTCTTCAAGGGTGTCTGTAGTTCTTTTTGATTCAATAAAATCAAAACCCAAGCCCACAATATTAGCAACCTTTGCATTTATTGCTGCATAGTTGTATGGTGAAATTTCATAAATTGTTGACAGATAATCTAAATTATATTCTGGTTGGATTAGGTCAAATGTTGCGTATCCACTGACTGCTTGCTGATGCTGAAGCTGCTGGCTTACTGATCCATCTTTACCAGTAAAAGCTTTTTGAAGATCTCTAGAAACTTTTCTTCTAAATGACGCTCCAAGCCCTGATAGCTTTAATACTTCTTCTGCGTCTATATCAAACAGGTCGTCAGATTTTTGGCTAGTAGGATTATTAAATCTCATCCAGTCTGCAACGCTAGATATCTCTACATTGTCTGATAATAAGTCTTCTTGATATTCTTTCATTTTTTACCACCATTCAGTCTAGCCATCTCTTCTTTATGAACACCAATGTCCAAAGGATCTGGGGTTAGTCCCCACCTCAATCTTTGCTTTTGATACTCGAACTCTTCATCATCAATTTGTCGGCTTCCTTCAATAAACTTAGGCTGACCAACATCAATTCCATAGTGTGCTACAGCTGAGGCTAGTAAGGCAATTCTTTCTTTATTGCCAACCATTGATTGTATTGACAAGAAGTTATTATCTTCATCGCCAACCCATCGTCCGTCAGGCATTTCCCAAACATAGACTCCTAGCCTGGTTTCTCCAGACTTCATCTGAGCATTTATTCTTTTTATATCCATAGTTAATTATTTTACCATCCTTGTAGACATAAGTCCAGCTTTTTGTCGTACAGTTTGACAAAATTATATGGCTTGGAAGACAATTCTGTCTCTAGAGTATGTAGATACTGACTCTTCTGTCAGGACTATGGACGATCCTTCAGCAGAAGAATCTGCTTTGCCAACATAGAGCTCGTAGTGATCTTCGTGGCTAATTAAAGGGTTTGCATATAATGCTATATTTTGATAAAGATTATCATCCAAAACTCCAGACCTTACTCCCAAAAGCTGCTTGCCATTAAACCATATTTGCCCAGTTACAGCAGAAGATGTTTTTATTAAAATATAGTTTGGCTCTCCTATATATAGATATGAAGATATGTTTGTAGCAGATGAGGCGTCCTGACCATTAATATATATATTGCTAATGTTAGACTTAGTTATTAGTCCGCCTGCCGCCCATGACAATTCTGTTTCTGTAGACCCAGTTTTATTAAATATAAGGTAACCACCAGATAAAGATTTTGGAGTAAATATCATTTCAATATTTCTATTTTCGCTTATTGCATCAATATAAAATGCTGAAGATTTTGGCCTTACTCCGTTCTTGCCTTCTCTAATTCTAATAGGATGGCTATCATTTGCCAGATCGATATCCCAAACAGATCCGCTTGTCGGTTGAGATATAGAAAGGGTGCTACCTCCGCTGTGACCTAGAATTTTTTTTGTAGAATAAAAATAAATTTTTAATGAATACAGCTCTGGTAAATACACATCTGAATCTGTAGAACTAAAAACAAATTTAAAATACAGTACCTTATTTGAAGAAAAGTTAGAGCCTTGAGTGAAGCCTGGAATAGATGATCCATTGACGCAAATCTGCCAAGGACCAGTTTCAGAAGCTTCAGATACATAAACTGATACTCCAGTAGAAGCAACCCAATCAATCTTAGATGAGACATAGTTTTTTGCAACATTTAAAACCATATCTTCTACAAATTCTCCAGATGTGAATCCTGAATTTAAATAAATGCTATTGTTATTTTTACTATAAGAAAGTGCATCATTATCATAAATAAGAGTATCCCATGAAACTTGAGCTGGATAAACATATTTCGTTTCCACTTCTTGATATCTTTCTCCCGCCTTAAATAATTCACCTAGGTCTGGTAGAACTATCTGCTCATCATTATTTAAAAATAAATTGTTGTAGTGAGATATTATTGATTCTTTAGATAAAGAATATCTATATACGGCTGGGCAATCAATTAAAAAATATTCTCCAGACAAAGCTGGTCCAGATGCCAAAGATACTGATGTGTTAGTAAACCTAATAGAAATTTGTTTTGTAGATACCATAACTCCATTTACATAAAGACTCATAGAGTTTACAGAGTAAACCCCAACAACATGTATAGCCTTATTAGGATTTGGCACAGAGTAATCAATTCTTTCAGATTCTAATTTAAAAACAATGTTTCCATTATCCCAATATAAACCAATGCCGTTTGAATCTGCTAAAATTGGAGTTAAGGATGTTATTGTTTTTGGGTGTATCCACGTTTCAAGGGAGAAGTCGTTATCATAGGTGTCGAATGTTCCAAACCCGCCAGTACCAGTTGTCCCAGAAAAATCTTTTGACATTGTGAACTGAATATAATTAGAAGAATCAATCTTATTTGTATGGTCTCCGCCAGAAACTATTGGCATTCCCATTTTAACTATCTGACCAACATATGATGCGTGATTGCCACAACCAGAAATGTCATAGGCTACTAATCCAGATGACTCGTCTAGTTTCCACAAGCCAATAGGTGAATCTTTTATTACATCTAAATAGTAGGACATATTTTAATTATATCAGAGGGTATTGATTAAACCCAATGACCTATGGCAATATATCTTGAGTTTCCATTGGCTGGTTCTGCAGATACTTGTATCTCTGATGGAGATATGATTATGCTACCTGCTTCTGGTTTAAATCCAGGTTTTCCAGGTACTGAAACTTCTCCACCAGAAAAAGAGTCATTAATGTATAGTCTAGCAGTATATTTACCTTTTGCTCCGCAGTTATTTTTTACTTGGCCATCATTGTGCTTTCTTACAAAGTATTCTGTACTGAGATTAACTTCTTCTTCTATATTATTAAAAAGTTTATACTGGCTGAAACAATAGTGGAATGTTGCTTTTAGGTTATTAATTATAAAAAG